ACCTCTGTGTATGGAAACCGCCGATGGGACTTGCCTAAAGCTTCTCTCAATGTTGTTCACCCCGACCCCTCCAGTCCACATGGAGATAAGGACGTAGTCATGTTTGAGTGCCCGCGGGCCGTGGTTTTGCATTCTAATTTGCTCCACCACTTCATGACAGCTGAGGACTTCGCCAGCCATACCACCCTGGAAGCAGTCTCAGTAGTAGGTTACTCCGCTGAGGGTTTCCTTCATCACCAAGACACCACACACGTCACAGCAGAAGACAGATCGAATTTCGTTCTCGTCGATGACTCATACGTTCAAAAGCACATACGTCAGATTTACCGCTACGGTGCCCAGACCCAAGCAGGTGATTGTGGATCGCTTGTTATTTCATTTGACAAGCGCTTCGCACACAAGCTTCTCGGCATTCACATGGCAGCGGGAGATCTGAACTCCTCATACACAGGAGTTGGAGTCGCTCTTCACCAAGAGTTCCTTCTCAGTATGCTTAAGACACTTAAGCTTCGACACCCAGAATCATTCATCAACGCCGCAATCCCTGAAGCCGGACCTATTCGGCTGAACGCGCAGGAGGGAAAACTTTTCCCACAAACTGGCGTTCCAGGATTAACTCAAGTTGGCACCACTTATGTGAAGCACAACCCGAGCAAGACCGCAATTAGGCCCTCGCCAGTTCAAGGCCTAGTTACCCCAACCATCACCAAACCAGCACAGCTTAGGAAGCTCAACGGTGTAGACCCGGCCATTAAGGCTATGCAAAAGGCAATCACACCTAATGTTTACATCAATGAAGACTTCCTCGAGATCGCGAAGAACGATTACAAGCAGATGCTCGCGGCTGATGTCCTTTCAAAGGATACCAAAGTCACGACATATGAAGTAGCACTCTCCGGAGTTGCTGGAGATCCCCAATACCAACCAATGCACAGAGGATCAGGTCCCGGCTACGGCTGGAGGACAAATGGAGACGGCAAGCGTAGTTGGCTTGGACAAGATGAGTGGGATCTCGAGAACCCAGAGTTCAAAGAGAGATTCACTCAAATCCAAGACGACTGCAGGCGCGGTCAACGTGCAGAAATGGTGTGGGAAGACACACTCAAAGACGAACTTCGTCCGAATACAAAAGTTGATGAGGGAAAAACCAGACTCTTTTCAGCAGGAGAACAATGTTTTACTGCTGTCTTGAGAATGTATTTCCTCGGATTCTGCGCCCATGTCATGCGGCACCCCGTTTCACTCGAATCATGCGTTGGCATCAATGTGTTTGGACCCCAGTGGTCCCAACTGGCTCGTAGGCTTCAAAGCAAAGGGAAGAAAGTCATTGCTGGAGATTTCTCCAATTATGACGGTACTCTCTGCGCTCAAATCTTATGGGCTTGTCTCGATGTTATCGAGGCCCACTATGTTGACGCAACACCCGAAGACACACTCATCCGCAGAATGCTCTGGCTTGAGATCGTTCAAAGTGTTCACTCCTTTAGAGGAGGACTCTACGAATGGACTCATTCACAGCCATCAGGCTGCGCCTTCACCACCATTCTCAACTGTTTGTATCACTCTATCGCTATGCGTTACGCTTACCTAGTTTGCGCTACACGCTATTGTCCAGAGAAAGCTTTCATGGACGATTACTACAAACATGTTGCTCATTGTAACTATGGAGACGATGACGTCACTAACATCTCAGACGAAATCATCACCTGGTTCAACCAGCAGACTATCACCGAAGCCTATCTCGAACTTGGCATGGTGTACACTGACGAAACCAAATCTGTTTCGGATGTGCCTTACAAGACACTCTCAGAGATCCGTTTTCTAAAGCGGGCCTTTGTCTACGACAGAAACCTTGGCATCTGGAGAGCACCCCTTCCCGAGTCGGTCATTTATGAAATGGTCAACTGGGTGCGCAAAGGAGACCCTTGGGATCTACTCAAACAGATCCTGGAAGCAGCGCAAGGAGAAGCAGCGCAGCTTTCGGAGAACGAATACCAGCTTCTCACCACATCACTCGAACCCGTGAGGAAAGAAATTTCGGCTCGTTTTGAGGCAGTTAGACTGCCAACATATCTCGAAGCGCGCCGAATCATTCTCACACGTGGAATTCCATGGGCTAATCGCTACATGATCCAAACCAGCGTATCTGGGATCGCAACCCGTCAAGATCAAGTGAATGCCCAATCATCACAGATTAAGGACTCATCATCCCCTTGCAGGAGAAGGCCGAGCTTCACCCTACATTGTAATATTGCTCGCGTTACGACACCCCTCATGGAATCATCATCAACAACAACCCAACCTCCCCCCCAACAATCATCAAATGGACCCACCAACGACATTGGCGGAAGCGGACCTAGTTTCGCTGGACAGGCGTCTTCCCAAGACGTGCATCAAACCGTCACTTTCGTTCAAGATGGAGATGTTGTAGGTAATCTGCCTATGCCAACCACTGTTGCACCAAGCTTTCTTCGCGACGCTACTGACCTCACTTCAAATGAGATCACTAGCATTCTAGGTCGCCCAGTTCAGGTGCAGGAGTTTGACTGGCCTTCAACAACTGGAGCTCTTGGCGAGCTTGCTCGCATCAACCTCCCAGGCACCTGGTTCAACATCCAGATGATCGCTGACAAACTCAAAGGCTTCAGGTTTACCCGCTTTGATCTCAAAGTAGAGGTTCAGGTTAATAACCAACCTTTCAACGCAGGAGCTCTCATTGCATGGTTTCAACCCGTTGCTAAACAACTCATCAGCCCCAACACATCAGCTGCAACTCTCGCTGGCGTAACTGGATACCCAAATGTCCAGTGGCGTTGCGGAGAGGCAACTGCACTCATCCTCACCATCCCTTTCATCGGACCCTTCTCACACTTTGATATGGTTCAGAAAATCGGAGCCATGGGTGACTTTGTCCTAGACATAATGAGCCCACTCACTGGGAGCGCTGACGCCAATGGATCCATTTGGATTTGGGCTGAAAACGTTAACTTTGAGATGCCAACTGGGGTCCCAACACTCCCGTTTACACCTAACACACAATCAGGAAACACACCTATCAATTCGGTCAAGACTGAGGTTAGGGAGAAAAGGGCCTATTCACTTTCATCGCTGGCTAGCGTCGGCGCGAAGGTGGCTAGCGACCTCTCCATGGTCCCAGTGTTGTCTGCTGTTACACTCCCCGCATCAATTGCACTTCAGGGCATCAGTCAGTTGGCCGCCTTTTTCGGATGGTCAAAGCCAATAGACGACACTCTGCCTGAACCTGTAGTTGGCACCGCTGCCAGATACACATCGAACTACAACGGAAAGACTGTTTCCAAGGTGCTCGCACTCGACGCCCAAAATCGGACGGAACTTCCCTTCGATTTGCTCAGAGTGAAAGAGGACGAGATGGCTCTCGCCCACATCCTTGCAAAGCCTATCTATGCCGCTGTTTACGACTGGACAGTTTCCCAAGCGTCCGGATCCGAACTCTGGCGTTGGGTTGTCGAACCAAACGCCTGTAAGAAGGTTGCCCGACCAGCTGGCAACATGGTAGCGTGCCAGAACACCATGCTCTCATACGTTTCATCACTGTTCACTCATTGGCGTGGAGAGATCTGCTTTGACCTGAAGCTCGTCAAGACTGTCTTTCATTCAGGCAGAATTGAAGTCCTCTGGATTCCTGGAGCTAACTACACGACTGATATCTCACAAATTGACGTCAACCAGCTCTACAAGAAAATCTATGACATACGCGAAACCTCAGATATACACTTTTCCGTTCCATTTACTTGGATGACACCATGGAAAGCTCTGTATAATCACACAGCAGTGCCCACCGCCGAAATCACTGACATCTCATATGATTTCAACCCGACCGGAATCATTGTAGTTCGAGTTCTTAACCCGCTCCGTACCCCTGCTACTGCTGCTGATCACATTGAGACACTCTGCTTTGTGAGCGCTGGCGCCGATTTTCAATTGGCAATTCCCAGGCTCCCGATTAACACGATCGTTGCTTCATCGTCCGCCGATCTTCCGGCTGGACTTGACGTGCGTGTCAACGCTCAGAGTGGAATGTATCCTTCTCGCACTGCTAAGCGCGAGGATGCTGCTGTACGCGGAATTGGCGAGATGGTCACATCTCTTCGCCAAGTTTTGAAGCGTGGTCACTTGAACAAAGGACCCAAACCCAACTTCCCCTACACTTTTTCCTCCCCTGAAGGTGGCATTGTGAATGATATCGCTTTTCCCCAGGACTTCTTTACCTGGATCGAAGCTATTTACCGCTTTTATAGTGGTAGTCTCATTGTCACTCTCGATTCCAAACAAGTTGACGCTGGAAATTCCCGCGTCTCCATCATCCCCGCATCAGATTCGGATCAAGGATTTTTAGGTAAGTCCAATTTGGCAGGGCCTTCTGCCCTTCGATTGTCTTATATCGAAAACATCACTGAACTCTCTGTTCCTTTCTATCAACCTTTCCCCATGCTGCTCACTAACGCCGGCAATCCCCTCCCCGCTGGCGATTTTGGGTTCCCTCAGGATATTCCCAACACCCGATTCTGCACCCTCCCCTTCAACCAGGGGACCGGGCTTGACATTCCAGACGAGACATACACTACCTACCGATCTATCGGTGAGGATTTTACGTTTGGCATGCTGCTTGGACCCCCTGTCACCTGGAAGTGGCCCGTCGCGGCTGCTCCCACTCCAACCTAAATATAAGCCTACCTGCTGCACACGAGTACAGGATATGCTTGGACCGACCCCTCGTTATCACACCCCTACCGACCGGCCCTTTATCATCGTAGAGACTTTGATAAAGTATTGTAAGTGACTTGTCCTCTTACACTTTTCCCATCCCCTTTTTCCTTTTAAGTAACATTTTAGATGACCTTCTGTTATCTAATCTTATTCTATTCAATCATAGCAAAAAGTTTTTG